GGTGGCGGCGGTGGAGGTAGAACTGCTGGTGGTGGTGGTGCGGGTGGATTTTTAACTGGAACTGCGTTAACTGTTGTGCCGGGTACTACATACGCTATAGCTGTTGGCGCGGGTGGGGTTGGAAATAATACTGACGGGCAAACAGGTTCTGCTGGCGGCATTTCTATTTTTTCTTCTATTACATCAGCAGGTGGTGGTGGAGGCGGGTCTTATAATGCTAATGGGGCTGACGGAGGTTCTGGCGGTGGTGGCGGGGCAATTGATAGCGGCACAAAAAGTGGCGGGGCTGGAAATACTCCAGCTACTTCACCGTCTCAGGGTAATAACGGTGGCACAGGCGGCGGAAGTCCTCGTTCTGGCGGTGGTGGCGGGGGCGCTAGTGCTGTTGGGGCAAACGGAAATACGCCCGGAGCGCCTACAAATGGAGGTGCTGGCGGAGCAGGTACAGCCTCTACAATTACAGGCTCGTCTGTAACGTATGCAGGTGGTGGTGGTGGCGCTACTAATGGCCCCAGTGGCAATGGCCCGGGCGGTGCTGGTGGAGGCGGCGCAGGAGGCGCTGCTGGAACGGCTAATACTGGCGGTGGTGGTGGCGGGAATATAAACGATGTAGGGTATTCAGGCGGCAGCGGCATAGTCATCATCAGATACGTAGCCCCTGTTATTAGCTCTGTTACCTTTACATCTACACAGTCATATACGATACCTGCTGGTGTTGTTAGCGTGGATTACTTGGTTGTTGCTGGTGGTGGCGGGGGTTCAGGCGGCGGTGGTGGTGCAGGTGGTTTCCTTTCAGGTACAGCGTATGCTGTTACTTCTGGAAATACTTCCACTATTACTGTTGGTTCTGGTGGCGCTGCTGGTACTCAAACAAGTGGCAACGCATCGGCTGGAGGTAATTCTTCCTTTTATACACTGACAGCTATTGGCGGTGGATACGGAGCTGGTGGTTCTGTTGCCGGTGGCACTGCTGGCGGTAACGGCGGTTCAGGCGGTGGCGGTAATCTTGGAAATACTATTACTGGAACTGCGGCTGGGGGAACTCCGACATCTGGGCAAGGAAACGCAGGTGGCGCAGCAATTTCAAGCAGCAACCCCGGTTGGACAACAGGCGGCGGCGGTGGAGCAGGTAGCGCGGGTGGTAACGGATCAAACTGGGACACAGGTAATGTTTCACCTTTTGGTCCTCTCGGCGGCCTTGGTTTATCATCTTCAATTACTGGTCAATCTGTAATGTATGCGCGTGGTGGTCAGGGTTATTGGTCAAATACAGAAACAGGAAATGCTACTTCTAATACAGGCAACGGTGGTGGCGGTTCACAAACAAGAAATGCTTCAAGTGCTGGATGGGCTGGTGGTTCAGGCATCGTTATTCTTAAACTAAATTATTAAACACATGCACACTAAACATTATCAACTTTACGGTATCGACACAGCTATGCATCTACTACGCCCCGGCGCTAAGTGGGAGATAAGCAACACCATGTTCACACGTTGGGAGGACTCGCGCCCATGCCCGACCATGGAAGAAGTGTTAGAAACAATGGAGAAGATAAAAGCTTTTGAGGACAGCATCAATACGATCTGGACTCAGGAGCAGGTAGAACAGATGCGTGGTCAGCAAGAGATATACGACAGGGCGGTTGCATGAACATAACAAATTTGTTTCCTACAGCAGTAGGGTTTTCAAAGCTAGACCGTGATCTTACCCAGCAAGAGCTGGATTTTATTATCGGTCAGGTGCGCTATCCCAATGAGGGTAATACCACCAGCGAAAACAGAAAGCTGCTGAAGTCTGTAGAACTTACAGAGATACGTGAGTTTATAGAAGACGCAATGTTGGAGTATTTCAAGTCAGTACATGCACCTAAGAATGACGTAACACCGTATATAACGCAGTCGTGGTCTAACTACACAGAGCCTGGGCAGTATCATCACAAACATGCTCATCCCAACAGCATTATCTCTGGTGTGTTCTACCCGCAGGCAAACAAAGAGACAGACAGAATTTATTTCTACAAAGATGGTTACGAGCGCATCAAGATTCCAACAGAAAACTGGAACCATTGGAATAGTGAAAGTTGGTGGTTTGATGTTGGTGCAGGGGACTTGATTATCTTCCCATCCAACTTGACGCACATGGTTCAAACTAAGCAGGGCGATGGAACTCGTATCAGTATTTCGTTTAACACCTTTGTAAAAGGTTACATAGGGTCAGATGAAAGTCTGACTGGCTTACATTTAGGAGAAGAGTAATGGCACATTTCGCCCAGCTTGATAGCAACAACGTAGTTATTCAGGTCATCGTAGTCGATAACAAAGACACGGCTGATGCTTACGGTACCGAGAAAGAACATATCGGTGCTGCTTTCTGCGAGCGCGTACTTGGTGGCAACTGGAAACAGACCAGCTACAACGGCAACAAGCGCAAGAACTACGCTGGTATCGGTTATACATACCGCGAAGATATAGATGCGTTTGTGCCACCACAGCCATTCCCAAGCTGGGTGCTAGATGCTGATGCTAGATGGCAGGCTCCTGTAGCGATGCCTACAGATGGTATGTATTCATGGGATGAGGCTACAACATCGTGGAAAGCAATGGAGTCAGCATGAGAGATTACATACTACAGCGTGTAAAAGAACCTTCTACATGGCGCGGAGCTATTCTGTTCCTAGCAGCTATTGGCGTACCTATTGCTCCACAAATGGCTGATGCTATTGTGACGGCTGGTCTAGGTATTGCTGGTCTAGTTGGGATGTTTACAGCAGATAAATGATTAACAGCCGTAGTCTTGATGACCTGATTCCACCCGCTAAAGTGCGGGTTCAGGCGTTTTTAGAGGCTGCGAAAAAGAACGGTATTGACTTGCTAGTAACTAGCACTTACCGGGATAATGCTAGTCAAAATGCGCTGTATGCGCAGGGGCGCACAACGCCAGGGAAGATCGTAACAAATGCAAAAGCTGGGCAGTCTTGGCATAACTATAAATGCGCTGTGGATGTCGTGCCTATAGTGGCAGGTAAACCCCGCTGGGATGTCAAAGATGAAGTCTGGCAACAGGTGGGTAAGCTAGGTAAAGCCGCTGGACTTGAGTGGGCAGGCGACTGGAAACGGTTTAAAGAGTACCCGCACTTTCAATATACAGGTGGCCTGACACTTGCACAGCTTCAATCAGGTGCAAAGATTGGATAAAAATGCCATTACAAAAACTGCAACTCCGCCCAGGTGTGAATCGTGAAGGAACCACGCTTGCTAATGAAGGCGGTTGGTTTGAGTGTGACAAGATACGATTTCGTTCAGGCTATCCACAAAAGCTAGGCGGATGGACTCCGCTATCAAGTAATACGTATGAGGGTGTAGCCCGTTCATTATGGAACTGGGTAACACTGCGCGGATATAACTTGCTTGGCGTCGGCACCAATCTTAAATACTACGTAGAGAACGGTGGTGTATATAACGACATCACGCCTATACGTAAGGTAACTACACTTACTAATCCATTTACTACTGTTAGTGGATCTGCTGTGGTAACGGTTACTGATGCCGGCCACGGTGGTATTAACGGTGATTATGTAACGTTTGCGGGTGGGTCAACAGTTGCCGGTCTAAACCTTAATAACGAATATGTTATTTTTTCTGTAGATACCAACTCCTACAAAATTACTGCTGCCACTACAGCAAATGCTAGTACGACTGGCGGCGGCACGGTTACAGCTTCCTATCAGCTTAATACCGGCTTGGCTACCTTTGGTTATTTAACTGGTTGGGGCGCAGGTCTGTGGGGTGGTTTTATTTACGGCACGGCTCAGACTAAATTAAGTCTGCCACTAAGTACTAGTAATACGACAATCGCTGTCACATCTACCACAGGGTTTGCTAATGCTACTGGCACTCTGATGATTGACAATGCAGAGTTAGTTACATACTCAGGCAACACTGCCACAACATTTACTGGCGCAACGCGCGGAGTTAGCGGCACTATTCCTACGGCATTTCCTGCAAATACGGCTGTCTACAATGCGGCAACGTTTACAGGCTGGGGTCAATCTGCTGCTTATGGTATTGCAGAACAACCCCGCTTATGGTCAGAAGCTAATTATGGTGAGAATTTACTTATAAATCCGCGCGGTGGTGCTTTATATCTTTGGATACCAGACTACAGCGGGTCAGGTAATTTGCAATTTGCCGTAAGAGCTAAGTTACTTTCTCCTACAAGTTCTGGCGCGTATCAAACAGATACAAGCTGCCCATCTGTAGCCAACTATATTATGGTGTCAGACGCCTCGCGATTTGTAATTGCTTTTGGTGTAAACGATTACAACGAAACTGTACAAGATCCTTTGCTAATCCGTTGGTCTGCGCAGGAAGATTATCAAACATGGGCACCGGCAATCACCAATCAGGCTGGTAGCTATCGTTTATCTAGCGGCTCTCAGATCATCACTGCCCAACAGACTAGGCAGGAAATACTGGTATTTACGGATGCTGCACTGTTCTCTATGCAGTATCTTGGCCCACCGTATGTGTGGGGATTCAACATTCTGTCTGACAATATATCTATTGCCGGCCCGAATGCTGTGGCAACGGCTAACAACCTGACCTATTGGATGGGTGTAGATAAGTTCTATGTTTACACGGGCCGGGTGGAAACGTTGCCATGTTCGCTGCGTCAGTATGTGTTTGGCGATATTAATTTGCAGCAGAGCTATCAGTTCTTTGCTGGCACAAATGAGGGCTACAGCGAAGTATGGTGGTTCTATTGTTCGTCTAACTCTACGACTATAGACCGCTATGTGATCTACAACTATCTGGATCAGGTATGGTATTACGGCACACTTGGGCGGTCTGCTTGG